ACATATGGAATGTGTTCATCAAATTTTTAAATTGATTAGAAGAGGAACAGAAGTCGTTTATATTCTTGGAAATCACGAGGCACAAATTCGTCGTTATTGTAATTTTCAATATAGAAACTTTAAAATGGTATATGAATATGATCATGTAGATGCAAAGGGGAATAAGTTTCTTTGTGTTCATGGTGATAAGTATTCGGAGTATTCTTCTGGATCCTGGAAGCAATTGATCTTCAATAAAGGATATGAACTAATTACCCCTCTAAGTTTATTCCTCGAAAGATTTTTTGGTTTCTCTTTGGTTTATGCTCTTAAAAATAGTGTAAGAGGTAAGAATTATATCGGTCGATATGAGAATGATATTGCAACACATTGCATGAAAATGGGTAGAACATACAGTGGAGTTATTTGTGGTCATATACATTCGGCAAATATTAGAAATTTTGAAGATATTACTTATATGTGCTGTGGAGATTTTGTAGATACTTGTTCTGCAATTGTGGAAAAGAATGGAATCTATTGCTTGGAAAAGTATTGAATAATATCTTCAAATCACAACAATTCATAGACACTCCAAAAAGAACTTCTTATAATTACTAAGGAGTTCTTTTTCTTTTATGAAGATCTTTTTAGACACAGCAGACGTTTCAATGATTAGTTCAGCATATGATACTGGACTACTGGATGGAGTTACTACAAATCCCACTTTGATTCTTAAAAGTGGTAGACAACTTCAAGAAGTTATTAGTGAAATTGGAAAAACATTCCCAGAGTTAGAAAGCATTTCGGCAGAAGTCGTTGCAGAAACAGCAGAGGAAATGCTTACAGAAGCAAAAAATTATTATACAATCGCACCAGCAGTTACAATCAAAGTTCCCTGTACCGTAGAAGGATTGAAAGCATGTAAGCATCTTTCCTCACTTGGTATCAAAACAAATGTAACTCTTGTATTCTCGGTAGCACAGGCAATACTTGCATCAAAGGCAGGAGCAACTTATATCTCACCATTCGTGGGTCGTTGGATGGATAATTCTGTAGATGGTATTGAACTCATCAAGAATATCCGTAAAGCATTTGATTACTCAGGAACCAGCACACAGATTCTTGCAGCATCTCTTCGTGATGTAAGACAAGTAGAACAATCTGCACTTTATGGTGCTGATGTTGTTACAATTCCTCCAGTTGTATTCTGGGCAATGTATAAGAACATTATGACAGAGAAGGGACTGGAATTGTTCCAGAAGGACTGGGAGGAAGTTCTGAAGAGTAAAGAGGGTAAATGAAATCAATAGTTATATTTGGAGCAACTGGAGATCTTTGCAAAAAGAAACTGATTCCAGCACTCTATACTCTTCATAAGAAAAATCTTTTACCAAAGGGACTGAAGATCATTGGTGCTTCCAGAACTCAACACACTAAAGAAAGTTGGGTTGAAGTGCTTGGACATTATTCTCAAGAGTTCATCAAAAGACTTGAATATGTTTCTTGTGACTTAAGTAATTGTGAATCTCTTAAGATGTTGGATTCTTATGAAGATACAACTTATTTTCTATCGGTTCCTCCAGAACGATATGCTGATGCGATTACAAACCTAAAAGAAGCAGGTAAATTAGATGACGCAGAAAAATCTAGAGTCATTATTGAGAAACCTTTTGGCACCGATCTTCAATCTGCTAATTATTTACAATCTGTGGTTTCTGGATATCTACGCGAAAAACAAGTATATCGCATTGACCATTATCTCGGCAAAGATACTGTTAATAACATTCTTGCCACTCGTTTTAGCAATATACTTTTGGAACCACTTTGGAACAGGAACTTTATAGAAGAAGTTCAAATCTTCGCAACTGAAACTATTGGTTGTGAAGGTCGTGCCCAGTATTATGATACTGCTGGTGCTGTAAGGGATATGCTTCAAAACCATATGCTTCAGGTTCTAGCATTGATTGCAATGGAACCCCCCTGTAAGAATGATGCCAAAGAAATTCGTAGAGAAAAGGTTAAGGTTCTTGCTGCAACTAGATTGGGTGATAATGTAGTTCTTGGACAATATGACGGATATAAGAATGAAGAAGGTGTAAAACCAGATTCACAGACACCAACCTTTGTTGCTGGCGATCTTTATATTGATAATTGGAGATGGAAAGGAGTTCCTTTCTACTTTATGACTGGTAAAAAGATGCCTGTGAATTGTGTAGAGGTTGTGATTAAATTTAAATCACCTCCACAACAACTATATGATGGGCATGAATGTAATGATCGTATTGTAATGAGATTGCAACCAGACCCGCATCTGGATATGCGTATTGATATTAAATCACCTGGACTCAACGATAAAGTAGAACCAGCAATTCTTCAGTATCATTACCCTGTAGAAAAAGCAATTGATGGTTATGTAAAACTCTTTTATGATGCAATTAACGAAGATCAGTCACACTTTGTTCATGCAGATGAAGTGTTAGAATCTTGGAGAATTGTTGATGATCTTCTTTGTATTGGAGATCAATGTCGTATTATGACAATGCCATACCTTTATAATGAAGCAAATTGGGGACCTTGGCAGAAAACAGAAAATATTACTAAATGGGATTATCCACTCAAATTAAAATAGGAGAAAATTTATGAAAGTCGGTCTAATTGGTTTAGGAAGAATGGGAGAAGGAATGTCCCGTCGTATGATGAAAGCAGGTATTGAAGTCTGGGGTTATAGAAGAAACTATGAAAAAGCAAAAGAAGCATTTGAAAACGGATATATTAACGGTGCTGCAGATTCTATACAAAGCCTTGTTCAAGTAGTTAAGGGTAGTGGATTACAACCAGGAATTTTCCAGATGGTAGTTCCTGCTGAAACAGTGGAGGAGACAATCGATGAGTTACTACGATATTGTGGTGAAGGAGATATTATTATTGATCATGGCAATAGCAATTTTAAAGACAGTCGGAAGAGAGCAGAACGCCTGGCAAAGTTGGGTATCCAATATATTGATTGTGGCACTAGCGGCGGTGTTTATGGTTTGGATCGTGGATACTGTCTTATGGTTGGTGGTGGAGATACTGCAGTCGCCGCTTGTAAGGGCATTTTTAATGCCCTCTCTCCAGGAGTCAGTGCTGCCCCCAGGACTGAGTTTGACTCGGATGTAACGTCCGCAGAGCACGGTTGGTTGCACTGTGGTGGTCCTGGTGCCGGGCATTTCGTGAAGATGGTTCACAACGGCATAGAGTATGGTATTATGCAGGCATATGCAGAGGGGTTCAACATTATCAAGAATGCAAACAACGGAGCACAATATGTCAGAGAAGGAGACGCAGAAGTTGCCCCAATGGCAGACCCAGAATCTTACTGCTACGATATTGATGTTGCTGAAGTTGCTGAGTTATGGCGTCGTGGTAGTGTCGTTGGTAGTTGGTTACTTGATCTTACTGCTGATGTGCTGCGCCGCAGCCCAAATCTTACACAGTTCTCTGGTGGAGTATCCGATAGTGGTGAGGGTCGTTGGACTGTTAATGCCGCTGTGGATCTGGGGGTCCCTGCTCCAGTCATCACTACTGCCCTTTATGAAAGATTTAACTCAAGATTTTTGGGGTCATTCGGATCGAAAATTCTAAATGGTATGAGATATATGTTCGGTGGTCATCACGTTCGGTAGTGACTTGAGAATCTAAATACTTAAGATTCGCACATTACGAATGCTCTATTCAACCTCAGAAGAATTGCTTTATAATCTAGAAGCAACATCAAGTTCGGAGGCAAAAAGAAAATGGAGACAATCAATCAAAGAACAATGGAATTTCAAATGTGCATATTGTGAAAGTGAAGAAAATCTTACTTTAGATCACATTACACCAAGAGCAAAGGGTGGAACTGATAGAATTACAAATTTACTGTGTGCCTGTAAAGAATGTAACAATTCAAAAGGTCATCAAAAGTGGAATGAGTGGTATATGAACCAAGACTTCTTTACCACTGAAAGATTATCTGCAATCATAAAATGGCAGAATCAAATTGCCGAAAATGAATTGGTGGTTTATCGCCCAAGAAAAGTTCCTCCATTATTTTAATTATTATGATTTCTACAACAACTCCTTATAAACTTGCAGAAATAATTCGTGATACTTGGCCACAACTTTACAGATCGCCAAAAATAATTTATAATAATACAAATACCTTAAAAAAGAATGAATGACTATTGGGTGGTGATTGAAACTTCTACAGGAAGGGTAATTTCTCATTGTGGTGATGAAAGTGATGCAATAATGATGGTATCTTTTGATTCGCACAAAAGAACTTATAGAAAGCAAAAATTTATTATGGATCAGGTAATTGATATTTCTTCTACTACAGATAAGCAATTACCTGGGCAACTTGGTCTTCCTCAAGGCAATGTGTCAGTATTAAATTCTTATGTAGAAAAACTTCCCCAAAGTGAAGCAGTTCCTTTTGTTGTTAAATAATTTTTTAATTCAATTAAATCTATGAAATTTACTATTTACAGTAAGGACGGTTGTCCATATTGCACAAAAATAAAACAGGTGTTAGAGTTGTCTAATCTTGAGCATGTAATTTATAAATTAAACGAAGACTTTACTAAAGAACAGTTTTATGCTGAATTTGGAGAAGGTTCTACTTTTCCTCAGGTAATTTTAAACGATCAACAACATTTAGGTGGTTGTACAGACGCTGTTCAATTTCTAAAGGAGAATAGTTTGATTTGACAAAAGGACAACAAGAAAAAGGAAAACTAAATAATAATGAATCCCAAATTAATAGGGGTGTTGAACTACTACTACGCAATAGGAGAAGAAAAGAATCAAAACCAAAAACCTTCCAAATGAAGTTTGGTAAAATGATCTCTTTTCTAAAAAGGGAATTTCATTTTTACTTAGAATTTCATTTTGATATAATAAAAAAATAAATTCTCCGAGGTATTAAAAATGGAATCAGCAACACCTTACATTCTTTTCTTCTGTGCTGTAGGAATTTTAGGTTCTTTTTTAATCGGAATTATGATAGGATGGTTTGGAAATGATATTGTTTATGCATTCTTAAATAAGAGTAAATATCCATCAGTTCATCCAGAAATGTTTGATGAAAATGGAAATCTTATTCCAGATGAAATTTTAGCAGTTTCATTCAATCCAGAGTTTTTAGAAGATGAAGATACTGATGAAGATAATGATGAATCTTAATATATCAATTTTTAAATTTTAGTAAATTAAATTAATTTTATGACTACATTAAAATCAAAGAGAACAGTTGAAAAACCGATTGACACTCTTCCCAATAACCCTTTTATTTTTGAAATTTTAGATCTTGCATCGAAGCAAAGAACAAATGCAAGAAAAGTTGAAGTTTTGAAAACTTATGAAGATATTTCCTTAAAGACTATTTTAATTTGGAACTTTGATGAAACTGTAATTTCTGTTCTTCCTGAAGGTGATGTTCCCTATGCAAGTACAGGTGAACAAACTTCATACAGTGGTACATTAAGTTCTAAAATTGATGATGCCGTATCGAAAATGGGTGAATTGAATTCCAATTCCTTGGGTTCTATGGATCAAGGAATGTCTTCAATTCGTAAAGAGTACAGAATGTTTTATAATTTTGTGAAGGGAGGTAATGATGGCTTGAGTTCTCTTCGTAGAGAAACGATGTTTATCAATATTCTTCAAGGACTTCATCCTAAAGAAGCTGAAATTTTAGTTCTTGTAAAGGATAAAAAACTTGCGAATAAATATAAAATTACAGAAGAAGTTGTGAAGGAAGCTTATCCCGATATTGTTTGGGGCAATCGTTCGTGAGTACTGTATTAGGAGTAAGGAAAAAAATGGCAGAAAGTAAAAACAATTCAAAAAAATTTCTGCCTAGTGAATATGGTTGTGAAATTCTTTTGGAAAAAACGACATTAGAAAAGGCAAAGGACACTTCATTTCCAAATGATGCATACTTGATTTGGTATGTGTATGAAAATCAAAACTACATTGATTTAGTTCGTGGAACAAGAGTTCGTGTTTTTGATATGTATTATGATAATTATGGGTCAGATGCAATTAAAAAGATAGATTTTGGCTATGGACGTACAAACCCTAGACTTTGGGGTTACAAACAACCTGAGAAAAAGAAAAGAAGATGAGTGCAGGATTTGGAGGAGATCCGAACCAAGGAAGGCTTGGAAAGGATGCGAAAATTACAATTAATCTAGATAATATTGATTCAATCATCAAACAATATAAAAAAATTAAAAAGTATCAAAAATCATCTTTATATACCATTAAATCGATGGATGGAACTGAAGATATTGTGAGTTCATTAATAAAGGAAGCGGAGGAGAATCCACTGTAAAATGGGAAAGCATTATCTACTTAACTTATATGGATGTTCTTTTGTCCTTCTGGATGATGAGAGATGTCTTATCGATTTATTAGAAAATGCAGCAATTGTGAGTGGTGCTAATGTAATTCAAACTATTTCAAAGAAGTTTGAACCACAGGGAGTAACTATTCTTTGTTTACTTTCAGAAAGTCATATTAGTATTCATACATATCCCGAATTAGGAAATTGTTATGTGGATATTTTTACCTGTGGTGCCGCAAATCCAAAGATTGGATGTGATCTTATTATTGAGCAGTTAAATCCTCAATCATATGATCTTAAATTTGTCGGAAGATAAAATTGTATTGTTTGCTACATTATAACTTGCATAAATCTTAAAAGGATGCTATAATTCATCTTACGTTCATCTCATTAAATGAGACGCAAGTAGGACGACGCGGAACGCAAATCGTTCATTCGCTATTCGCAAATAGCGAACGGAAACGCCGCCCGAAGGAACGGGAATTAAAACTCTCATTCTGGAGGAAAATCCTAATGTCCAAAGTTGTATATAGGGGTGTTGAATATGACACCCAAAAGCGTATTGAATATCAACAGCAAATGATGCAGCAACCTCAACAATACAACGAAACCTATCGTGGTGTTAAGTTTGTAAAAGAGGGACACAAATGAACACTTATTTCGTTCGTTATCTCAAAAGAAAAGCAAAGAAGGAAAAACTCCTTCAAGTAGCACAACTGAATATGGCAAAAAAACCACAAGTTGCCTGAAACTGAGGGGATTGACTTCCCCTCTTTTTTTATGTAAAATGAATTGAATTAAGTTCTATTATATGAATAAAGAAAGACTAAAACTGATTGTAAGAAATTTGGAATTGCTTACACAATCTTTAAAGGAAGAACTTGAAATGGATGAAATTGTTGAATATTCTGAAGAAAAAGTTGAATATTCAATTGATGATTATGATGAAGTATTCTATGATAATGAGGATTGATAATAAATGAAACCTATTAAAGCAAAAGACCTTCTTGAACTTGATAAGAGACTTGAAGTAGTAAAACTTCAAGGATATCCAATTCCAGAGCAGGTAATTTACCAAGCAGGAAAGTGTGACTATTCGGAAATTCCTATTCATCATCAACAAATTCCTACACCGCAGAAGTGTGGTGAGTGGATCGTAGAGCAACTCCTAAGCAACGAGAGAGGGCACTGGGGACCTGTAGAACACCCCGGTATTACATTCTCGGTGTCTGGGTATGTCCACAACGTTATGGTGCAAGCAAGGACTCACAGGGTAGGTGTGACGTTTGATGTTCAATCTCAACGATACACTGGTAAGAGAGTTGTGAAGGTGGCACAAGGAGAATTGAAACCTGATGAAGTTTTCTATTCTCGTCCTCCTGGTTTCTATACCAATCGTAAGGGTAAGAAGTATGAATGGACTCAAGAAGATTATGATGATGAGATGAAATGGTATGTAGAAGGATGTAAGCGTTATGCTGTAAAGTATGAAAAGGGAATGTGTGAAGAACATATTCGTGATGGTCTAGCACAAGGAATTCGTCAAAACTTTGTAGTTTCTTGCAATCTTCGTTCTATTCTTCATATTCTTGATCTTCGTGCTAAGTTGGATGCTCAACTTGAAATTCAGGCATTAAGTGAACAAATTGCTCCCGAAATTCAAAAATGGGCACCAAATGTTTGGGGTTATTATGAAGAGAAGCGTCTTCATAAAGCACGGTTGAGTCCATAAATATTTTTGTAAATTATTATAACTTATTAAACAAATATATAAGTTACATATTTATTTTATAAATATATATGTAACCTACCTATTTACTATTTGTGGATTTGCAAGAAAACCAAAGGTCTAACAACTATCCTAAAAAAAGAGTTTATAACAAAACACTCATCCCAGAACAAACATATTTGAAAAAAATATATACAGTTCAAAAATGTGACGCAAACCCAAATCATAGAAATATATACTGGGATTTGACATTTGAAGAATGGTCTAATCTAATACAGCAAAATTGCCATATTTGTGGTTCTATTCCAACCTTAAAAGAAGGAAAAGTTCATATGATTGCTGGAACACGAGTACCTATAAATGGTATAGATAGAATAGAAAATTCAAAAGGATACACCATAACAAATGTAAGACCATGTTGTTCAACCTGTAATTATATGAAACATAAATTGGATGATGAAAAATTTTTAAAGCATATTGAAAAAATTTGGAGGTATAATTTTGCCAACCTATAGATTTGAGAATACGGAAACGGGTGAAATCTTTGAGAAATGGATGTATATGGCAGACAAGGACCCATATCTCAAAGAAAACCCTCATATCAAAGCACTCATTCCAACACAAATGAATGTTGGTGAAGTAGGTGATTGGCGGAATAAACTAACCTCCAAGCACCCTTCGTGGAATGATGTATTGGGTCGTGCCCAAAAGATGCCCGGATCAAAAGTACAAAAACTCTAAACACTTATGGCAAGAAGAAAAAGAGCAGAGCAACCAATCGGTGTTGGTCTTACAACTCGTCAGGCAAAGCGTAAAAAACCGTTAAGTTCTGAATATCTAGTAGATATTGATCCACTTACCGAAAATCAAAAGAAACTTTTCAATTCTTATGCCGCTCAAAAACATTTAGTTGCTTATGGGTGTGCCGGAACCGGTAAAACTTTTATTACTCTTTATAATGCTCTTCGTGAGGTTTTGGATGAAAGAACACCTTACGAAAAAATCTACCTTGTTCGTTCTTTAGTTGCCACAAGAGAAATTGGATTTCTTCCCGGTTCTTATGATGACAAATCTGACATTTACCAAATTCCTTATAAGAATATGGTGAAGTATATGTTCTATATGCCTTCTGATGCTGAATTTGAGATGCTTTATGGTAATCTTAAGTCACAAGAAACAATTAAGTTCTGGAGCACTTCATTTTTAAGAGGAACCACACTCAATGATTCTATTATTATTGTGGATGAATTCCAAAATATGTCATATCACGAACTTGATTCTATCATCACTCGTGTTGGTGAGAACTCAAAGATTATGTTCTGCGGAGATGCGTCTCAGAGTGACCTTCAGAAAACAAACGAAAGAAATGGTATTATTGATTTTATGACAGTCTTGCGTAAAATGCCATCTTTTGATATAATTGAATTTGGTGTAGATGATATTGTTCGTTCAGGACTTGTCAAAGAATATATTATTGCGAAATTAGAAGCAGGTTTTTAATGTTTAA